CAACACCTCACCTGTGAACACGGGGTTTGGGGGAGGGCAGTCCAGTTGGTCTCCTTTCCCAGCCATTGGGCAGTGCTTTCAAATCGGCGGTGGCTTTGAGGTCTTTAATTTGTGGGGGAGAGTTGGGTATGCTTCTGATGGGTCATTTAACGTGCAGGCACCAGGATATGGACCGAGCCCGAATGGGGTCGCGTCGACCATTTTAGCGGGAACCTTCAAGTACGTTGGGGGTGGCACCGAGCTCATCCCGCCTAGCATTTCGGTTGTGGATTCTATCTTCGCTGACGACGCAGTAGGCGACTTACTGATCACGCAGCTTAATCCGAATATCTTCAATGGATCAACACCAGCAATCACGTCGATTTCTCTCCTTGGACCTAAGCCTAAGAAGCGCGCCACTTATTCACCGTGGGATGCGCAACGGATGGCGCTGCATCTGCCAGCCGACGAAACCAACCAGCCTGCTTGGGTGAAATTACCTGTGGTCATCGAGGAGAAATGCAGTGGGCCGCTGTCTGAGATTCGGAAAGGCGCCAGTGGGCGAGAAATCCGCAGACGGCAGATTAACGGACCACAGGGCGAGTACACCGCAACCGATGACCTCGCGAACGTAAACCCAGCGGGGTTCGTAATGTCAGGCGATTCAGCCCGAGCGGCTTTGAATGCTAAAGCTAAATTAGGGTGGGCATGGCCGGCGATGTCGGTGTTTCCTGTGACAGGGACACCGAACACTTACTGTTGGTTTGGGCGGTCGGAGCCGTTCGGAAAACAGGTTGCTCGACAGGTCGAGGCAGCAGGTGGTTGGAACGCTCGTACGATCCGCTACACTAATTCAGTGGCCGAGACAGGGCACTACTTAAGTCTAGCCGATTACGAACGACAGAACCCACCCGTGCCGTCGCAGATCAATGGAGCTAACGGCGAACAGACTGGCACTGATGATCTCGCGGCCAACCTACCTAGGGTTTTTGAGTGTGATTTAGGCTTGATGTGCCGTAAGGATACGCACATGCACAAAAAGAAACCCGACGAGAAGAAGAATATGCCTAAGCCTGAGGAGAAGAAAGAACGGACTCTGTATCTTGAACCATGCAAACATGAATTCCCATTGTTGTGCATGATCGCCTCGCACTACCATACGGGGCTTGAGAAAATCTGTTCTGAAGATTACCACTCTATACGGGTCAGGGACGCAGCGAACCGTTTAAAAGACGTCGCAGTACAGCAGCGGTGTGATGATGTAGCGAAGGATGAGAAGTGCAGCAATGTGGCTGATGCCGGAGGGAAACCAGTGCGCGAAAAGCGTAGTTCGGCAGCAACAGTATTGTCAGCAGACTCACTGGATGAAAAGAGTGCATCAAATGGATACGACGACGTTGACGGTGACGCTAGGTCATACCATCGACTACAGTGCTCACTGTGTGGATCGCAGGGGTTGGGCGATCCTTGCGACCGGTGTAAACAGCGGCAGCAGTCCTGCTGCGCTTTGTGTGGAGGAGTTGGCAGTGGAAACCCATGCGCCTCCTGTCGTGCATGGGACCGGAAATCAGCGGCGGCTGATCCGTGTTGCTATTTATGTGGGTCGAAGGGGTTTAGTGATGTCTGTCCACCATGCAAATCGGTCAGGGATTTCGCTATCTCGGGTGATGGCCTAGATCATAAGCATGATGAGGACTCAAAGGAACCCAATGTGGTCAAGTTGCCAAAGCCGCCCTCACAAGCGTCGTTACTGGCTTCTATGGCAGCCGCAGCGGCCTCTACGACCCAACAGACACCCATCTTGCCACCGCTGACGCCTCAACAGCCACAACGCCCTACGCAGGCCGCCCAAACCACGCAACCCACTGCGAAATCTGTACGGTTCGCAGCGAACCCAGTATTCATACCACCACCGGCTTTCATAAGCTTTACAGGAGTACTTTCGCGGCTATTCTCTGGAAAACCACCGTTCCGTGCGCCATTCGTGCCCATCGTGCTTGAGCCACTTGAGGATGATACGCCTGAAGTCGCGGCCGTCCTGCGGGAGTCTGAGGCCATTGCCTCAACTTTGTTGAACAACAAGGATTTGGATAGTAAAGCCGACCGCACTGCCTATGTGGCAAAGCTTTCAAACAGGCTGAGACACTCTGTGGCTGCGACATTGGGCTATGCGTTGGGACCAAGGGTTGCGAAGATTGTGAAGACAGCCGAAAGACAGGCTCTTGACGAACGCATTAGCGGGG